TAACAGAAACGGCAAAAGAGATAGTTTACGGCACCTTAAAAGACGATCGTGATGAGTGGAACGACGAAGACGATCAATAAAGTTAATATATAACCTGGTGCTAAACCATTAAATACTTGTTATGCGAAAATTAACATTTAGTGACAAATACTTAATACCGTGGATGACCCTGCTCTCAGGGTTATCTATTTCGGCTGTGGCTGTATGGTATTCAGTGGCAGGTCTCGTGGCTATTTTCGCCGCCTCGGCTACGGCTATTATTATCATGGGGGTGGTATTAGAGGTTGGCAAATTGGTTACAGCAGTATACCTACATCGCTACTGGAACATGACAGTGACATGGCTGAAAAACTATCTATCTATAGCAGTCATCTTTTTAATGTTCATTACATCAATGGGTATCTTTGGCTTCCTCTCAAAGGCACACATCGAACAGACAAGTCTAAGTGATGAACAATCAGCACAGATAGAAACAATAGATGAAAAGATTACTAGATCAGATGCTAAGATCAAACGCTGGCAGGAAGAGATGGATAGACTGCTCAGTGGTAACACAGGTGGTGAGACTGCTATCGTAGCAGGTGACCAAGATGCTCTTAAAGATCTTAGAGCAACTATCAACAATGAAAAAGATGCTATACGTAAAGATGCAGATGCACGTATCAAACAGGCACAGGATAGACGAGATGCTGAAATCAAAGCGGCCGAACCCTTGCTAGAAGCATGGGGTGGTGAATCAAAATACAATGCAGAAGTTAAGAAAGCCAAAGACGTAGAACAAACAGAATCAGATGAGGCTCGTGCTGACAGAGATAAAAAACTTGCGGCAATTGATAAGAAGTATGCCAAGGACTTATCAGCACTGACCAAACGTATAGATTCCATACGTAATGAAAGCAAGTCAAAGGTCAAGAACATTGACAAGCGTGTTGCTGAACTAGAAAAAAGTATAGAAGCAGAGCAGAAGAAGATTGATGTTGTTCGTGAGGACAAGATGGTATTTGAAAAGGAATACAGAAAATTAGAAGCAGAAGTAGGTCCTATTAAATACATCGCTGAGTTTATATACGGTGATGTAGCTGATAAGAACATGTTGGAAGAAGCAGTTAGATGGGTGATCATAATGATCATATTTGTGTTTGACCCACTGGCAGTTGGATTATTGATAGCATCACAATATGCCTTCTTGTTGGCAAGAGGTGAAGGAACGAAACCCCTTGATACAAAAGAGGATTCACTGTCTGTGTTGAAAAAAGATGGTAAGACAAAAGTGATAGAAAGAGTGATCGAAGTTGAGGCAGATGTGGATGACACTACGCCTGAAGACATTGAAGCACTTGAACAAGAAATAAAAAATAAAACGGAGAAGTAACATGGCAAAACCACAAGAAGCATTAGATAATATATGGGACAAGTATCGCAAGTCATTGAATGATTTGAACACTGCCCTTGATGAAAACGAAGCATTGAGAGCTGATGCTGACATCGACTTCACTATGCCTACTGACATTGAAGCACTTGAAGCGGCTGTGAACGAAAAACTAGCAAAACATGGTATCGCCTAAGCAGAAACACGTAACAGCGTTTTGGCAAAAGTATCGAGTGGCCTTACAACGACTAGATAAGGCTCTCGATAAATTAGATCAGATACCTCGAGGACCTGTCCAGGCCACACTCAAACCAATAGGTCAACCGGCCAATGTTGAGATACCAGGTCTCGACGATGAATCAAAAAACAAGGTTATAGAAGACGGTGTTTATAAGGACATCAGAGATCTTAAACCAGATACAATACATCATATGTTCCAAGAGGGACAACTTCCTACAGAATATGATGACTTAATCTCACTAGAGGAAAAGAACGGTTATATACAATCAAAAGCCGTGACTAACCAAGGTGAAAGTAGGATCAAGATGCACGAACCAAAAGCACTAGGTTCATTATTTCCTGATTATAAATCACGCATTGGTCTAAAAGCAGACACAGAAGCATACGAATCGGATTCAGGTTTTGGCACTCAATTTCCAACATCACCAAACAAGGGAGACACATTCTTACGTGTAGACTCATTACCAACTAAGTTGTTCAAATTCAACGGAATTAAATGGATTGAGCTTGACAAAGAACGCAGTTCCAGTTATAGTTATAATGATGAATATATTCGATATCTTATGAACATGATAGAATCTGGACAATATGACGCAGAATTACTAACAGACACTGAAAGGGATCAAGTGGAAGAATTGATTAAGGCCGGAAAGACAAATGGTTAGTCCATTAAAGAACAAGAATCTAGTGTTTGCCATGAATGAGAAGATAAGATCTCAGGGATGGCACATACTTCCCAGAGATACCACTCCAGCCAAGGCCATAGTCAAATATGCTGGCAAGGGAGTTGAAGATGTCAGCGGATTGGAGATACTTGATTATCAAAACAATGAATTAGAAGAGGCCTTGTCCTATGTCACTAAATTTGATGTCGCTATAGACGCTGGCGCGAACTATGGATTCTTTACCATACATCTAGACAGATTTAAAGAAGTCCATGCCTTTGAGATCTTCACCCCGGTGAGAGAATGTTTGGAGAAGAATGTTGAATCGTTTGGCATGACAAACGTCAAGGTTCATCCATGTGGTTTGGGAGATGAGAACAAGTGGGTTGACATAGATCCTGGAATGGGGACATTTTCCACACACGTGGATCCAACATCCTCTGAGAAGAGATTTGAGATAAGGACCATTGATAGTTTTGAGATCAATGCCTGTGACTTCATCAAAATAGATTGTGAGGGCTATGAGTCTTTCATTCTAGATGGAGCCAAGAAAACCATAACCAAGTTCAATCCAATCATATTAATGGAGAACAAGGGACATTCTGAAAGATATGGGCTTGATAGAGAATCACCGGTGACTAAATTATTAGAATGGGGATATGAGATATTAGTTGGATATCGCAAGGATGTGATCATGGGTCCTAGATACATGAAGAGATGGGATTTTATAAAACAGTTGATGGGAGGCTAAATGGCGGATCATGATAAGATCAACCACTGTGGATTTTGCGGTAAGGAAAAGAAAGACGTCAAGAAACTTATCGTAGGCGAAGAGTCTGGTATTTGTGATGACTGCGTTAACTTCTGCTTAGAACTACTAGGACAAGGTGTAGATAAGTTTGAAAAAACAGAAATTGATCTAGATCCAATGAAGATCAAACAGTATCTTGACAAACATGTTATTGGTCAAGATCAAGCAAAGATAATGTTAAGCGTGGCAGTGGCAAATCACTACAAACGTATTGACAAAGAAACTCCCTTAGAATTAGAAAAAGCCAATGTATTGTTTTTAGGACCCACTGGTTGTGGTAAAACAATGATGGCCAAGTCAATAGCAAAGTATTTGGATGTTCCCTTTGCCATTGGTGATGCCACAAGTTTAACAGAATCAGGTTATGTGGGCGATGATGTAGAAACACTGATACAGAGATTATTAAATGCCGCTGGTGGTGACATTAGAAAAGCAGAACGTGGCATCATATTCATTGATGAGGTAGACAAGATCACACGCAAGAGCGAATCAACATCAATTACCCGTGATGTGTCGGGTGAGGGTGTGCAACAGGCCTTGTTAAAACTGGTAGAAGGCACAAAATGTCGCTGTAACCTAACCGGTAACCGTAAACATCCTAGCGGCGAGATAGCAGAAGTGGATACATCAAACATATTATTCATAGCAGGTGGTGCCTTTGTGGGACTAGACAAAGTCATTGCCAATAGAGTAGCTGGTAGTGGCATGGGCTTTGGTTCAGAGCTCAAGGGATCAAAGGAATCAGCATCGCTGAGTGAATGCACACCAGATGATCTATCACGTTACGGACTAATACCAGAACTCATTGGTCGTTTTACTAATACGGTAGCATTAGAAGAACTAACAGAAGAACAACTAGTGGAAGTTTTAACCAAAATTAAAAATAACTTAATTGATCAGTATAAGTATCTATTCAGTTTAGACGGAATAGCACTATCAGTAACTGAAGATGCTGTTAAAAATATTGCAAGACGAACAATTGATTTAAAAACAGGTGCTCGTGGATTGCACACGGAATTGGAAAGAACACTGTTACCACACATGTATAATGTTTCTGTTTATAAAGAACAGGGATTGACAGAATTGGTAATAGATTCAGACCAAGTTGATGAACCAAATATTATAGGAAAGGAGAAAAGCGTTTGACTAAAGTTTATCTAGGCGAAAGAGATAATGTAGAAAAAGCACTACGACGACTTAAGAAAAAGATAATGAATCTTGGCACACTTCAAGACGTTCGTGATAAAGAATTCTACACTAAGCCAACAGAAAAACGCAAACTGAAAAAGGCCGCGGCTAAGAAGCGTTGGCAGAAACAGTTAGCGTCCCAGACATTACCTAAAAAATTATACTAATGGATCAAAAAGCAGTAGTAAGGCAGAACATTACTGCTTGGCCTGAGTTAGGTATCAATTATTGGGGTATTAATAAGAATGCCTCATGCACTCTTACGATACACTTTGCCACACTCTGTGGTGAAATAGATCCAACTGATCAAGACATATCATATGGTATTGCGGCCAAAGAACGTATGAGACCAAGATATATCACACAAGAACAAGCATTCCAAAATGGTCTAACAAATTTTGCTGTGTCAAGACATCCTTTAGCAAGATTTAAGAGCATATACAAGCATTTAAAGCACCCTAAGACCGTCATACAGCAACAAACAGTCAGCAAAGCACGTTTTGATACCACCTGGACTCCAGAACAGTTTGTGGAACACATAGTCCACACGTTCCAAACAGGCAAGATCAACAAACATTGGAAAAGACAGGTAAGTTTTATCCCACAACCGTGGCGGTTAAAACATGTCATTAAGTTAGAACAGTTAGTAGAAGCATGGCCATTTGACTTTGATGCACCTAACATAACCAGTAATCCGACCATCGACAAAGACATAGCGATAGACGAGGGTATAATATATGATCTATACCATGAGGACTACTTATCTTTTGGTTATCCTTACCAAAATTAGTTGACAAAATACCCCGTCTCCTGTATAAATACAATTATACGTTGCCAAATATGGGACGTATAATAGGGCACGGTGCCCACAATAAAATAACTTGCTTAATTTAAGGAGATTATACTATGACTAGATTATCAACTCTAGACCTATCACCATTTTACAAAAACTCTATCGGTATTGATCGTTTATTTGACACGCTCTTTACTCTAGAACACACATCACAGGCAGGAAACTATCCTCCATACAATGTTCTCAAGAAAGATGAAGACAACTACATCATTGAGGTCGCTGTGGCTGGTTTCACTGAAGGTGAGATTGATGTGACTACACATGACGGAGTTTTAGTTATTAAAGGTGCAAAAGCTGAAGAACAAAAGATTGAACACGAATACCTACACAATGGTATCAGTGCTCGTAAGTTCGAACGCACATTCACATTAAATGACTATGTGGAAGTAGCGTCAGCTACAGTGGCAAACGGTATTCTTTCAATTGACTTGGAAAGACATGTTCCTGAGTCAATGAAACCGAAAACTATTGCTATTGACTACAAATCATAATATAATAAATACAAGTGCTGGGGGAACTCAGTTTCCCCTAACACTTTCAATAACTTAATCGAAGGGATAAGCATGGCGACACCAGAAGTAAAGAATAAAGTTAAACCTGACATCAGCGTTCAAGAACCTAGCATGTATAAAGTCATCTATGTTAATGACGAACAAACCACTATGGAATTTGTTGTAGAAAGTTTGGTTGAACATTTTTCTTATACTCCACAACTGGCAGTTGAAAAAACGAACCAAGTGCATGTTGAAGGTGCGGCCAGTGTTGCTGTATTACCATACGAAATAGCAGAGCAGAAAGGTATTGAAGTTACTCTAGATGCCAGAACTGCTGGCTATCCTCTACAGATCAAGATAGAACCAAGCAGTTAAAGATCTATTTCAATCCTCTTAGGATTATATACAGGATGGTGTGCCTTAGGGTTTGACACAAATCTAATGCCACTATTGAATTCTTCTATGGGTTCTGGATAGTGACCAAAGCACCAAGTATCAATTAGATCTTTTTCATCTGCGGCTAAACACTGTGTGACTAAACTGTTGCCCATTAGATTCATTCTTACACTGGTCATTAACTGAGTATCATGTGCTAGTAGTCCTGGAAAAGGAACAGTGTTGGTAATTACAACAATCTTTTTAACATTCTTGTATGTCTGTAACTTTTGAATACATGATGTCAAGTATCGAGCGTCACCATAGGCCATTGAATATATCGTTGCGATCTCTGTGTCGTTTATGACCCAGTCTTCCTGTAGCCACTTTTCTGCCTGTTCAGGATCTATGTCATAATTGAAGTCATAGGTCCACCAACCGTTGCAGGCCACTATGGCCAAATTCTCTTGTATTATCACATTGTCCTGCATGTGAACAACATTGTCCATTCTAGATATTATCTTTTTGAATTCAGCATAACTGTCAGATAGGTATTGTATGCTGTCACGATGTTCAAGTGAACCATCTATATAGAATACTGATTTATAACATTCACCAAGATGCTCCAAAGTTTTGATAGTAGTATCAAAACTTCTAGAAACATTACCGGCAACCACACAGTTTAGGCTAGTCGGTTGACCAGTCCAGTCGAAATCGTCTATAATGTTTAAGTCACTTATTAAGTCAAAGGCAATCTTCATACTAAGTAGTTATGCCAGGAGAAATTTATGAATATAGTATTAGAAAACAACCTAACAGAAGACATAAAAGAAAAATACATGTTGGTAGAACTTGACACTTTCCAATATGAGGATGGTGCTACACAAAAAAGTTTTGCTGTGATCACCAAAGATGAGATCACACTACAGGATTTTCAAAATGTTGAGATGTATGTTGATCTTCATAACAACTTTATGAAGAACTATCGACAAAAAAATTGGAAGTTCTGTGAGGATGCACTAGATCATCTTCGTGGTAAATTCCGTCAAGACTTGGATTCGTTCTATCAGGTCATGTCAGACAGGATCTCGCAGTTAAAAGACATAGAACTGCCAGAGTCCTGGACACCAAATGTAGTAGTCAATAAGTAATATCATATAATTCCCTATCCCCCTAGCGATAAATACTAGCAAACGGGGATAGCGGATGAAGTCATTATCAATCATTATTTTAGTCGCATTTAGCGGCATATTGTCAGCCGAGCCTTTAGACTTTGGTTTTAAATCACCAAGTTTCAATGGTAACGGCTACTCCGCACACGTCTTAACAATAGAAAACCAAGAGCACTCACGTAAGCAAGAGATCAAAGACAAGATACAGGCAGAATTAGACAAGGCCAAACGTGAAGCAGAAGACACTAACCTAAACAAGTTCCTAAACAACTTAGAGTCTAGGATCTACGCACAGATTTCACAGGACTTAGCAACGGCTATGTTTGCCGCAGACGGAACAGCACCTACATCAGGAACGCTGAACTTTGAAGGCAACATAATATACTGGAACAAATCTTCAACAGAGATTAGTCTACAGGTAACTGATTTAACCGGCACTACCACAACCATTGGTATACCGCTGGGAGATTTTAACTTTTAAAGATGCGTAACCTAATCGTTATATTATTCGTCCTACTAGCAACAGGATGTGCTACCCATCAAGGTATGAAGGGCGAGTATGAACCTGCTATGGTTGTGCGTGAGAACTTGGAAAAAGAATTTGACACTATACCAGCACCTGCTCTAGGAAAAGTATCAGTTGCTGTATATGGTTTTGCAGACAAGACAGGACAGAGACGTCCAGCACCTCCAGGCACAACCAGTTTCTCAACTGCTGTGACACAGGGAGCAGATGCACTATTAATCAAATCACTACAGGATGTGGGCCGTGGTGAATGGTTTGATGTTGTAGAGCGTGTGGGTTTAGACAACTTGTTAAAAGAAAGACAGATTATTAAACAGATGCGTGAAGCCTATGAAGGATCGACGGCTAAACCCTTGATGCCAATGAAGTTTGCTGGTATCATATTTGAGGGTGGTATTGTTGGATATGATTCAGCAACCAGAGAAGGTGGCGCCGCATATAGAATGTTAGGTATTGGTCCACAGACACAATACAGTGAAGATATTATTACAGTTAACCTTAGAGCAATATCAGTTAATACTGGTAAGGTCCTAGCAAGTGTTAACGTAAAGAAAACAGTTTATTCAACTGCCGACAGCCTGGCCATATTGAAATTTTATGATCAAGGCACACAGGTATTTGAATTTGAGTCAGGTATCACACTAAATGAACCTGCAACGTTAGCCGTAAAGGCCGCAATAGATTCAGCGGTTGTTGAGCTAATAAAAGAAGGCCAACGTCTAGACGTTTGGGACTTTAAACAGCCGTAAGGCAAGGTGACAATTATGATTAGAAAAATGTTAGGAGCAATTTTCTTAGGTATAACATTATCAGTATGGGGTGCTGACAACAGTATCTATATTGATCAAGCAGGTGATAGTTCTAGTATCACAATTTTTCAAGACGGTGGTGGTAATCAGGTTTATGATGTGGGTTCAGGTTCTACATCAACAACAGGTGCTACATTGACAGGCGACAGCCAAACAGTGGATATCCGTCAGGTAGGTGGTAGCAACGTGTTGAAACTAGGTATTAACTCTACAGTGTTGTCAGGTGTTGGTGTTGATTTAACCTACTATATCACAGGTTCAAACTCAACAGCAGAAATTGACTTCAATGATGACGGACAAGGCACACTGGCTAACCTAGCGTTTGACGTTAGACAGACAGGGTCATACAATGACTTGTTTGCTGATATCCTAGGTTCAAACAACTCAGTGACAGCGACAGCCACAGGTGGCGACTACAATGACTTTAGTTTCACTATCAACGCTGATGACGTTACAGTTAATGCCGCGATCAGTGGAGGTGGTGGTTCAACACTTACTACAAACTTAACCAGTGATAATGGTTCAGTTGATGTTACAGCAGTGGGTGCCTCAAACACATTTGGCATCACACAGAGTGGTGTAGGTGGACTTAGTGGTCATGGTATCACATTAGACGTTACAGGTTCAAGTAACACATTTACAACTTCACAGAGTGGCTCAATTGACACAACGATCGACATTACATCAGTGGGCGATAGTAACACTTGGTCTATTACTACTTCAGACTAGTTTACTACTCCTAACATTTCAAGCAGAGGCGGCTGTTGGCACTATAACGAGTCAACAGCACGATCCTGCTACCATTGAACGCAAGAAAGAAAAACTCAAAGGCAACAAAGGCACTGGTATAGAGATGAATGATCTCTTGAAGACCGGTGAGGGTAAGTTGGGTATCACTTTCGTAGACGATACTACACTACAGATGACAGAGAACTCTAAAGTTCTAGTTGATGAGTTTGTCTATGATCCCAATCAAAAGGACGCAGGCAAACTAGCACTTAAGGTAGCATCTGGGACAGCAAGATATGCGTCAGGACAGATCGCAAAAAACGATCCTTCAAAAGTTAAAATTAAAACTCCAACAGCCACAGTTTCCGTCCGTGGCACAGACTTTACTGCCACAGTGGGCGAACTTGGTGATAGCACTATCATTCTCTTACCTAGTTGTCCCGTGGGCTATAAGAAGATAGAGGAATGCACGGTGGGTGTCATTGATGTAGAAACTGGTGCTGGTATAGTAACACTGACAGAAGCGTTTTCAGCCACGGTGGCACAGTTTTATGAGAAACCACCAACACCACCAGTTAAACTAGACTTAACAGAAAGCCAAATTAGTAACTTACTAATCTTATCTAAGCCAAAAGAATTGAGAGAAGAACAGACAGTTAACAATGACCCAAGAAACATATTAGACATCAATCCACTTGAGGTTGAACAATTAGCCAATCAACTTGAAGAGGATTCCTCATTTACCCTACAAGCAGATCTAGATGTTAATCTATTAGAAAGAGACTTCCTACAAAACATCCTAGATTTAATCAACATACAGTTGATAAAACAGCAGAAGAGAGTGTTGGCCATTGGGTCAGGTAATGAACTGCTACCAGACTATGATCCAGAAGGACCTGTTAGAGCAACCACAGATGGCATTGGTGTCACCTTGTGTATGGAAACAGGACCCAGTGATGTCAGTTGCGTAAGGACACCTACCTCGCAGAATTCAACCATAACGCAGAGTCAAGGCTCAGTTGAAATTACTAACCGTGTCAATGACTCAGGCACGACTACTATTACTACGATACAGCGATGAAATACTTAATTATATTTTTATTGATGTTTGTGTCTATTGTTAAGGCAACAGAAGTTATTACTTCAGATGTTGGTGGTTGGGGTTCTAATTATGGATTCCAAACCTGTATGGGATACAGTGGCGCTAAACCTTGTGTAAGTAATGGTTCATATTTTTCTGGTTATGGTATAGGGCGCTGGCGATGTT